CGCATGAATCTCAGCGAGCGAGTCGAGTTGCTTTTCAAGGAAGTTGAGTTGCTTGCACTCCGGCAGCGCGGTCCACGATGGCGAGTAGCCGTAGCACTCGGAGTTCTTCCACTTGAGGTAGCGGGTCACGAAGAACGGCTGCTCATCGAACCCGGAAGCGAGGAAGACATGCTTGGATGTCTTGTCCACATAGACCGAGGCGTAGGGCTTGTTCTCGGCGTCTCGCTTGCCCATTTCGATTTCACCCGGACCACGGGGAGCGATGAGATGAACGCAGGCAAACTTGCGGTTGGAGTTGGGTTTCTCCAGTTCCTTCCGCATGGCCTCAGTGATATTCTCGACTCCGAACTTGAGCGCGGCCTGCCGTGCGGTCATCTCATACTCGCGGGAGAGCGTGTCTACATAGCCTTCGTCGTCTTCCGAGATCGCGAAGCTGCCGAGGTCGAGCTTGGTGAAGTTGAGGGAATTGTTCTTCCCCTGCTCGACCAGAATTGCCGCCGTGCCGAATGCGCCCCGGTCGAGATAGAGTTCGTGGATTTCCGTGTAGAAATTACTGCGAGAGAGTTCGGCCTGCATGACCTCGGTGCAGCGTTTGAACCATTGCTCAATCTCGTCCTCGCTTTCCATCGCCTTCGGAGGCTCCAGACTGAACCAGCGGCTTTCGAGTGGGGTCATCCAACTGAGTTGGCCATTGGCCAGAATCATGTTCGCCCGCACCGCAGTGGCGTCGAAGAGTTGCGCCTCGTCGTCGGTGGTGGGCGATGTCGTCTGCGTGAACATCGTCGCCTTCCGGGGCATCACATACTTCGCGATGTCCTCCCAGAGCGACTCCCATGTCGCTCGCTGATGAACCATCTCAGCGTGGCGCTGGAGAACCTTGTCGGCGAGTTCGGGATTCTTTCCGGTCATTTGGTATCAGTCAAAACAACATCAACCAAGGGTCGAGTAGCCGGTCGTCATCGGAGCCTGTCCGGATTCGCCTGCGAGGATCGACTTGCGGAGTCCTTTGCGGCGTGCGGCCTCGGCGGCAATATCGGCCTGTGGGTTGCCGGGGTCAACCTGCGCTGCGGGCGCGGGTTTGTTCGCCTCCATCTGGCGCATCATTTCCTCCTGCGCCTTGCGCTGGGCTTCGGCCTGCTGGCGGGCGAGTTCCATTTGCTGCTGTTGGGCTGCGGCTTGCTGCGCGGCCTGCTGCTGCATCTGTTGCTGTTGCTGCTGCGCGGCTTGTTGCTCCTGCTTGCTTGGACCTTTGCGTCCACCTCCTCCAAACCATGCTAAACAAGTGGAGAGAATGGGATTTTCTTGGTGGTCAGTGAGTCGCATCGCGTATGGAGTTTCGAGGTTTCGTAAATCCGGAGCGGGCGGTCTCGCCGACTCCATGCGATGAATGGAAGTGTATACGGAGCGAAGTTGCAAGGATTATTTTGACTGATACCACAATATATGGTGATCAGCCAGCAGTTCTGACACAACCTGTGGTATGTGTGGGCGGAATCGCGCCAGTGTTCCTCCGGGTCGTGAATGTCCACCGGGCGGGCGAGCATGAAGAAGTCCTCGGTGTTGATGACGACTCCATTCCATGCGGTGAGTTCGACCTCCTCGGAAAAGGATCGCGGCTGCGGGTAGCGCCGGTAGAGGTCGAGGATTTGGAGTTCCAGTTCGCGTTTCACCGGCGCACCTTTCCGAATCCCCCACCCCGGAATCCTGCCATCACTCTGGTCGGTTCGTGACGCTCGGCCTTCCGAGGGATCGCAGAGCGGTCGATCACCATGCCGCGCTTGATAGCCTGGTGCGAGAGGGAGAACGCATCGGCGAAGTGCGATGACCAATCATGCACCGGCACATCCTTGATGGTGACACCATCGCGCTCCTCTTTGCTGTGGTAGGCGTCGAGCGCCTCGATGCCATCCGCGCATCCGGCCTCGTTGACATGAATGCGCGGGAACGCATCGTTCGCGAGGTTGATGCCATCCCATACCGAAATCTGCCGAGGGACGGGGATGACGCCGGTCAGCCCGCTGCGGCCCAGCGCCTCCTGCCAGAGTCCTCCGACCTCCGCTGCGGCGTCATGGGGAAGGAAGTGGCCACCGTAGCCGTATTGGCGCTCCTTGAGCCGTGCCGCCCAGTCCGCAGGCGTCTTGCACTCGTCGCTCCCGGAGAGAGATTCCAGATAGTTGATGCGGTCGCCGACCATCTGCCATATCCAGACCTTCTGGTTGAGCGGAGCGCCAACATCCCATGAGGTGTAGACCGGAAGCTCCTTGAACCAGAGAATGTCGTTGGTGATGCGTTTCTCAGCGCGGGCCTTTTCGAGGGACCGGACATAGATCGCGCCGGGTCGCCCGATGTTGAAGCTGCACTCGTATTCCTGTGCAAAGGCATTCTCGGTCGTGCCACGCCGGATGTCGGTGAGTTCTTCGGGCGGGATGATGCCGCTTTCGCTCGCCTTGAGCATGAGCGTGAACCAGTCGTTGTCCGCGCAGGCGCGGTTCCACATTCGCCAAAAAATGTTTCGTCCCTTGGGTGTTCCGACCCATGTTGCCCAGCCTTGGTAGTCGGTGAGCGTTGGGCGGATGACATTGTCCCACGCAGCCGGGTCGAGGTCAGCGGCCTCGTCCATGACCACGCCATCGAGGTAGATGCCGCGCAGGCGCTCGTAGGCTTCTCCAGAGTAGAGGCGGATCGTGGCCTCGTTGTGGAATGTGATCGCGAGATCGGCCTTGTTCACCACCACGCCGGGGATTTGCGAGGTGAACTGGACAAGGTATTTCCAAGCGATGTCCTTTGCCTGCTCGCGGGTGGGAGCCACATAGGCGTAACGGAGCGGTGGTCCGCTGCGACGATGCGAGAGCGCCTTGGCAATCAAGTCTTGGATGCAGACGAACGATTTCCCGGCACGCCGGTGCAGCACCATCACCGACCAGCGTTGCGTGCGGTGCAGGTAGCTTGCAAGTTGCGGGCGCGGGATGATGTCGATGTTAATGGCCACCGATGCGGATGTTGATGTCCATGGCCCCGGCGACCTCGATTTTTTCCGGCTCGTTCCATCCCATCGCCTTGGCCAGCATCTCGCCATACTTCGCGCAGGTCGCCGATTCGGGGGGCATTTCCATGAACCGCTCGCGGAGTGTTTCGAGGTAGGTCTCGCGTTTGTAGGTGAGTTTCGCCTCGGATTTGGCGCGGAGTTCATCCACTCGCTTGGCCACTTCAACATTTTTCAACAAGCGTTCACCTCCCTGTCCGGCTCCATTTTCGGAGTAACCGGCTTTGACATAGGCTTGCGTGATCGAAAGCCCGCTCGCGTAGGCTTGGCAAAACGCCTCTTGTTTCGGGTTGAGTTTCATGTGGTAATGGTATCAGTCAAAACTCGTCTTGACAAGATCGTCGTTCCCCCTTTTAAAATCCCCACAGCTTCGCGTGATTTCCACCTTGGTCATTTCTTCGGCTTTCGTTTTGACTTTGACTTGCCGGAAGATGATTTCGACCGTTTCCGGGTCGTCGTCAGCGATGAGCTTGGCGTAGCGCAGTTGGTCAATAAGTGGCTTACAGCCTCCTGCATAATTGTCGGCGTCGAGGAGCGAGCATGCGCTTCTCGTAATGATGAGAGTAGTGCGAGCTTTGCGCGGACTTTCTCTTGTGCCAGCGTGGTCCAATGCTTTCCGAGGAGCCGGTTGAGGCTTGGCGTGAGGTATCCCGGAAGACATAGAGACAGATTTGGTGTATGTTCCGTCCGGGTTACATTGGTAACCGATTTTGATGAGATAGTCATGGGTGAGGTTCATTTTTTGGTGGCAGCGTTCCAGCGTTTGATGGCTTCGGTGATGGTTTCGGGATTGGCGTTTTCATGCCAACCGAGGCAGTGGGATGCGATGTGAATGAGTTGCTGTGCGATCTCCCTCGCCTCGTTGCGTTCTTGCTCAAGTCTCGCCAGCTCCTCAGTAGAACGGAGTTCCAATCCGGACAATTTGTCCGCCAGCGCAGCCGCATCGGCCCTCGCCTCGTCGCGCTCTTTGATAAGGCGCTCGTAGTGGTTTCGCGTCATGGTCGCGATGTCTCCATCATTGCGATCCATCAACGCCTCGTCGCGCTCGCGTTCCAATCTGCAAGCCAGTTCCAGCATCTCCTCCAAATAGATGAGATTGCCGGGGTTTTCGGCCAGCAGGCGCTCATAGAGCGCATCTGTCTCCGGTGTTTTCATTTTACCAATCATTTCGTTTTCGTTTGGCTTCGATTTCCCGGCGCTCTGGCGTTGCCGCCCAGAAGCGGTCGCAGGCTTCTTTGATCTGGCGTGAGAGCAAAAACCACCAGCGGTCTTCCCGGTCGGAGCCGCAGGTCTCTGTGCCTGCGGCCCCGATGCAAACCTTGGCTCGATTAGAACGAGATTTCTTCATCGGTTGGGGTTGCGGTGCGGGCGGAGAGGATGCGCTCGTTGAGGGTCGTGAGCCGGTCAGCCGAGATCGGTTGCGCGGAGGTCATGGGGTTGAGCCATTTCACTTTGAGACGCACCTTGCCATCGTCGCCCTCCTCGGCCTCCACCGTGATCCGGCAATGCTGGCCGACGAATACGGAGTTCCCGGCATCGAGCGATTTGATGTCCCACTCCCTGCCAAAAGCCTCGTCAAGCGTCTTCGCCGTGCGTTCTGCGGCCTTCTCGGTGAGCCAGCCCTGCCAGACGATCTCCCGTCCGTGCTGGTCGCTGGCCGGATCGTCGATGAGAAGCGGAATGCGGATGAAATCCGAGCCTTTGGTTGTGGTTCCCAGCCATCCGTTACCGGGAGCTTTTACTTTCGCCGTGTATTTGCCGGGAGCGGATACATAGCGGTTCTGTTTGTCTGCGAGTTCGTGTGTTGTCATGTTGTTTGGTTGTTGTTGTTCGGGAGATTGGTATCAGTCAAAACTTTGTTGGTCATATCCAAATACCGCGTTCATCAAGCCATTCCGTGACGCCCTCAATTTTGCGAATTTCTATAAGCGCCCCTTTAAGATTGATGCGATCTTGCTCCCATAGCCAAAGCAATTCACCAAACAAATCAGCTATGGCATTAATTTTAGAATATGCTTTGGCATCGCCGCCAACGCAAATCCAGTTTGGATATTTTACACTATCGCTTTTTGCTGGATGTTTTTCATTCGCAACTAAAACATCATCAGTTTCTTCGTTCCAATATAGTCTTGCTTTTTTTATTGGTATTTTTTGATTCATGTCATTCCGTTTCTATCCTGCCGTTTATTGAGATTGAGGTATTCTCAAAAACATTCTTGAGGGCTAAAGCCAATTCATGGCCGAAGTTTTCAGCGTTGCTACGGTTGAAAGTTCCGTTGCGCTCGATGCTTGCGGCCAGAACTAAAATAGCCCCTGCCGTTTCAGATTTAAGATGGCCGCGCAGCATGACTTCCTCGAAATCTTCTAACATTGAGATGGTTGTCATTTTTCTGTGTTGATGATGTTCGTAAACTCCGATAACCGCCGGAGGATCGGCTCGCCCCTGTCGGACGAGAGCATTTTTCTGAGGTCGCCCTTGGCGGCATTGGCCGTCCAAATGATGGGCAGTTCGTGAGAGGATCGGTGTTCAAGGAGGTCGAAGAGTTCCAGTTCCGACCGCTCGGTCATCTTCTGCTTGCCGAGGTCATCGAGCAGTAACACTTTCGTGCGGCGGCATCGGGTCAGCGTGTCCTCGGCCAGCGCCTTGGCCTGCGGGTTGTCGTGCCACTGGTCGGCGCAGGCTTTCGCAAAACCCGTGGAGGTGATGCCAAAGACGCGATGTCCGCTGAAATGCAGGCGCTTGAGGAGTATCCACGCCGCTCGCGTCTTCCCGCAGCCCGCTGGACCGACGAGACCGATTCCGACCGGATTATACTGCCATGCCCCAATTTCGTGCAGGAAGGCCGCTGGAATGCGTTTTGGGTCGCTTTCGCGGTAGAGTGGAGGGCAGATGGCATTGAAAGCCTCCTGCCGCCTCTCCTGCTCATCCGTGGCCTGCTCCTGTTGGAGCTTCTCGATGCGCTTGAGGTCGCACTCGTCGCAGAGGATTTGCACATTCGGGAAGTAGCGCATGAAATCCTCGCTCGGCGCGGAGACCGAGTTGAAGCACGATTCGCTGGCGCAGGCTTGGACCGTGGCTACCATTGCTC